ACTTAACTCTTAATACTTTAAACGTAGCACAAGCAACTCTTGGTATTGTAGATCCAGCGCCAGATGCTTCTATAACTGGAAACTTAATAACTGCAAATTTAGGAACAGCTGTAGGTCAGGCTGGAGCAGGTGCAACCCCTTCAGGAATTGCAATGACAGCTGGATTAGGAACAGCTGTGGGTGTTCCTGGTCAAAATATTGTTCCTACAGGTTTTCCATTAAACAATCAATTAGCGGGAGTTACTGTTAAAATTCACATAGATATTCAGCTTACAGGTTTAAGCTTGACTATGAATCAAGGATCTGGTAGTGCTTTAATCTGGAACGAAGTTAATACAGGTTCAGCGCCTATAACACCTCCAGGATGGCAAGAGGTGGCTGCATAATGAGTTTGACACAAACTCTTATTTTTAATAAAATGAACGTATAAGGAATTAAAAAATGGCGAATTCTACATCTGCTAACCTAAAACTTACAGTACAAGCAACCGGTGAAAACTCGGGAACTTGGGGTCAAATTACAAATACAAACTTACTTATTTTAGAACAAGCTATTGGTGGCTTTACAACTTTCAACTTAACTAACGCTAACAGATCTTTAACTTTTACAAATGGTGCTTTATCAAATGGTAAAAATGATGTTATTAAATTAACAGGAACTTTAGCAGCTAACAGAACAGTATCTATTCCAGATTCAATTGAAAAAGTTTATAACGTGCAAAATGCATGTGATCATGCAGGAAACACTTTAACTTTTAAAACATCATCAGGTACAGGTGTTCTTTTAGCTGAAGGAAATAACTATGTATTATATTCTGATGGTACAAACGTTGTAAAATTATCTGAGCAAAGAAACTGGAGAGTAGTTTCTGCAGCAGAAACAGTTCAAGCTGGTGCTCAACTTTTGGTAAATACAAATGGTGGAGGAGTTACAATTACTCTACCGGCCTCACCTGCTACTGGAGATGAAGTTTCATTTGTAGACCAAGGTTATGATTTTAATTCTAACGCATTGACTGTTGGTAGAAATGGATCTAATATAGCTAATGCAGCATCAGATCTAGTAGTCAATACAC